TGCACGCATCGTTCACGGATCCGGCCGCGAAGATGGCGCTGCTGCGCTCGACGGCGGCAGCGCATCTGGCGTTACCGCTGGTCTTTGGGAATGGCGGGTTCCGCGGATTTTTCGTGATCGAATCGATTTCGAAGAGATCGCAGCAATTGTCGGCACGTGGTGTTCCGATCGCGATCACGGCTGCGCTCGCGCTTAAGGAATGGGCGGTTGAATCCGAGTTGTTTTCCGGAGCGACGGCAAGGCCGGATTTCGTGCCGCTCGGAATCACACCGGCGGTAAGCGTTAGTTCCGACGGCGGCTCGTCAGGATTCATCCGGGGAGTATCTGCACTACTCAGTCTTTCTCCCCCGGTAGGCGCGGGCGGACCGAATCTCGAGGCCAGCGACGTTCGAGTCTCGGTAATCGTGAGGAGCGCAGCGCGATGACCGGCGGCCAACAATACCTACTTCATATCACCAAAGCTGGAGAGCGTTGGGATCTGCTCGCCTGGCGGTACTATGGCGATGCGACTGACTATAACCCGCTCATAATGGCTAACCCGGGAATCGCGATTGGGCCGGTATTCGAGGCGGGAATGTCTATTGCAGTGCCTATACTGCCGAAGAGCGCTTTGGTGACCGTCGATTTGCCGCCCTGGAAATTGCCACATCTGGCGGGCCAATAATGGCTGCAGCGGCTTCACATCTGGTCCGAACGCCGGAATGGGTGCTTACCTATGACGGCGTGGATGTAACAGCGGACGTATCGCACATGGTACTTGCGATTAGCTATGTCGATCGGCTTGGCGAGGCTTCGGGCGAGCTCGAGATAGAACTGGAAGATCATGGCAAACGTTGGCAAGGGCCGTGGTACCCAGGGCTGGGGAATATACTAAGTCTTCAAATTGGCTATCGAGGCGAAGCACTACTGGATTGTGGATCGTTTCAGGTCGACGAGCTGGAGTTTGACGGTCCACCCGATGTGATGAGACTCAGATGCCTCGCCTCGTACATCACACTTCAAATGCGTACGCCCAATACGGCCGCCTACGAGAATCAGAGCATCGTGGAAATCGCCGGGCAGATCGCGTCGAAGTATGGGTTGATCCTGGTGGCGGCGCCGTCGGCTGTCGAGAGCGACGTGGTGTTCGCTCGCGTCACCCAGCGGCGCGAAACGGATTTGGGATTTCTGAAGAGGCTCGCAATCGAGCACAATTTTGATTTTACCGTGCGCGGTGCTCAGCTGGTGTTTTACGCGCGAACGGCTCTGGAAGCCGTTGTCCCGCTGCTCGCGATCACACGACCGGACACCACGCGATTTTCGTTTCGCAACCGAACGCGCCGGATCTACGGCGGGGCGAACGCATCGTATTTCGATCCGGATACAAAAAAACTGATCTCGCAAACCGTGACGGCGGCGCTGGCGGCGCCGACGACGGATACGCTCAAGGTCGTCAGGCGTTCAGAAAACGCGCAGCAAGCGATCGTGAAGGCCCAGGCGGCGCTTCATCTGCACAACATGATGTTCGTGGATGCTTCGATTGAAGGTCCGGGAAACGTGATGCTAGTGGCTGGCAACCAAGTGGCTATAGCCGGCTGGGGCCAGCTTGACGGAGCTTACTTAATCGAAGCAGCTCGGCATCGCCTGTCGCGCGCGACTGGCTATACAACTTCGATCGCGGCGCGACGGATTTGAATAAAGGTTTGCAGTTCATAAGAGACTGGGAAAAGCGTCATCATGAATGAACTTATTGAACATCGAGAGCGATTCTTCTCGGAGAATCCGGCGTTTCGGGTCGGAATCGTTCAGCAGCAGGATCCCGCGCACGCCAAGGTCCGCGTGGTGTTTCCCGACTACGACCAAGTAGTCAGTTGGTGGCTGCCGGTGATTTTTGCGAAGACGCAAAACGACAAAGCGTATTGGATCCCGGATGTCGGAGAGCAAGTCGTTTGCCTGATGGATTTGCGCGACGAGGCGGGCGCGGTGCTCGGCGCGATCTACTCGGACGCGGACTTACCCCCGGTGAACAGCGCCGACAAGTTTCACCTGGCTTTCAAGGACGGTGCGAGCGTGGATTACGATCGCGCTGCGCACGTGCTCGATCTGAAATTTCAGGACACTGCGGAGATCAAGTATGACGCGGGCGCGCACGTGTTGGATCTGAAATTACAGGACCGCGGCGAAATCAGGTACGACGCCGGTGCGCATGCACTCAGCGTCAACTTGCCGACTGGCGCGACGTTCAATCTCACCACAGGCGCAGCGCAGGTGCAAATCGACGCGAACGGCAACGTGATCATCAAGGCTGCAGGGCAGGTACGGCTTGGGAGCGGCCAACTGGCGGGGGTCGCGCGGCTGGGCGACGTGGTTCGCGTGCAAGATGACGAGGGCGGCATGCTCACGGGATCGATCGTGACGGCGAGCCTCGACGTGTTGGCGGGGTAAGCGATGCCGGCAGGATCAATAACGCTCGCGGACATCACGTCTGCGGACTGGTCGCTGGAGCTTGGCACGACAGGCGGCGTGGTGCAGGGAATTGCGGACGTCGAGCAGTGTCTCGGGATAATCGTGACGACTCCGCGCGGAAGCGATCCGCTGCGGCCGACGTTCGGCGCCGACATCTGGCGATACATCGATTTTCCGATCGACGAGGCGCTGCCCGCGATCGTAAGCGAGCTGACTTCGGCGATCACGATGTGGGAGCCGCGGGTGAATCTTATTTCGGTGACCGCGCAACCGGTGAATGATGGGAGCACGCAGTCGGGAGCGCATCTGGACGTGACGCTCACGTGGCAGCTCAAGCTCGGCGTCGCGCCATCGCCGATTCAGACCACGACCGTGACGATCGCTTCGGCGGCGGCCTAGTGCGAGCTCTGCGCCGATGGCGATAAAAGGATGAGTTGATGGGCGCAGGTATTCCATCGCTGCCACCGCCGACATTCGTGAACGACGCGGACGGTCTGAATCCGAACAACATCCTTGCCGACATGATCGCGGAGTTTGAGGCGGCGTCGGGGCGGGTTCTGCAGCCGGCTCAGGTCGAGCGCCTGCTGATCAATCTCTATGCGTATCGGGAGTCGCTGGTTCGAAATGCGATTCAGTTTGCAGCAGAGCAGAATCTTTTAGCGTTCGCATCTTTTCCGATGATCGATTATCTCGGTCAATTGCTAAGCGTCAGCCGGCTCGCGTCGCAGCCTGCGGTGACGACGCTCCAATTTACGCTGACCTCGGCGCTCACGGTGCCGTTCACTCTTGCGGCAGGCACGCTCATCGGAACCAATGACGGGCACTTTGCGTTTGCGACGAGCGCAAGAATCACGATTCCGGCCGGGATGACCACTGCGAGCGTGGCAGCGACGGCGACTGCTCCAGGAGCCGCAGCGAACGGTTATTTGCCGGGGCAGGTGAACGTGCAGTTGAGTCCGAGCGCGCTAATCGCGAGCGCGACCAACACGGCGACGACCGCGGGTGGATCGGCTCCTGAAACCGATGATCATTTGCGGACCCGAATCCAGGCGGCACCCAATCAATTCAGCGTTGCGGGTCCCGTTGGCGCGTACCGATTTTTTGCGATCAGCGCGGATCCGTCGATCATCGATGCGCAAATCGTGAGTCCGGCGCCGGGAGTAGTCAACGCATACGTGCTGACGGGTCCGGTGAGCGTGCAGCCGGCGGCAGCGCCGAACAGCGCGGGGGTTGCGGGCGCATTGCTGCTCGCCAAAGTTGGCGCGGCGTTGAACGCGGACAACGTGCGGCCGCTTACCGATACGGTGAACGCGCTGGCGGTGACCGAAATTGACTACCAGATCACGGGGACGGTGACGCTTTACTCAGATGCGGATCCGACCGCGACGATGGCGGCAGCGAGTGCGGCGGCGCAAGAGCTTGCGCTCGAGCTGGCGGCGAAGATACAGCGCGACATCGTACCGAGCCAGATCATCGCGGCGCTTTCGGTCGCGGGCGTGTACGGGGTGACGCTTACGGCGCCGGCGCTGACGACGCTTAGCGCGGGGCAGTGGGCGAACTGTACGGCGATCACTCTGACCGTGGCGTTCGCGACGGAGCATAGCTGATGCCCGAGCTTTCCGCAGCTCCATCGATCAACGATTCGCGCACACAGGCGCTGATGAAGTTGATTGCTCGGCTTGCCGACCTCGACCTGGCGCCGATGCTGGTTTACAGGATCGATTCTGTGCCTGTGGCTGCTCTGCCATTTCTGGCGTGGCAGTTCGATATCCTGTCGCCGCTATGGCAGTTGATTGCGCCAGTGGCGGTCGGAGTCGATGCGCTTACCAATATCGATCTGCTGATCGACATCGACAATCTGATCGAAACGGGCGGCTTGGTCTCAGTCGGCAGTCTGACTGAGGCGGCGCAGCGCGAAATCCTGAAAAGCGCCGTGCCACTACATCGATTTCGCGGAACGCCGTGGGCGGTGAAGCAGGCGCTGGCGTCGCTCGGATGGACCCAGGTCAGTTTGCTCGAGGGACAATCGCGCTGGAGCGGCGCGGCCTATCCGGCAAGCCAGGGCTGGGCGGTTTTCCGAGTGATGATCGATCTGATCGATGGGCAGGCGGTACCGAGCGGGGTGGTATTGACGGCGGCCGCGGCAGTGAAGTTTTTCAAGCCGGCGCGCGCATGGTTGGACTCGATATGGTTTGTGACGCCTCCGGTGTCCGACGTGGCGCCGAAGCCGGCGGACAAATTCACCCTGACCGGAATCGTCAAATATCAAATTGACGCGGCGCGAGTGCCCAGCGACGTCCAACTGGCTATAGCTATTGTGTCCGCGGCAACGGTCGATGCATACGGTCCGAGTGTACCAATTTACGATAGGCACTATCGGCATAGCGGGATTACGTACGGCGTCAACGAACCGAGAGTGGCGGATTCGGCGCTGGTCGTGAATGGCGCGGCCGTCTTGCACGGAGGTTAAGATGAATAGGCCGGTTGGAATTGTGCGGATTCGGTTGCTGAAGCGCGGCCATGCTGCGTGGTCTTACGAGGGGCGAAATCTTTTCGTGAATGCGGGGCGTCCGGCGCTGGCGGCGCTGCTCGGAGGCGACACCACAGGTGAATTCGCTGCGGCAGTGGGGTTTGGATCGGGGTTGG